GTTTCAGCCAACTCTCGAGAACCTGAGCCGTAGGTGGCGCTCCATCGTGCGCTGTTGAAGAAGAGGTTGTCGACCCAGAAGATGCCTGTTCCTGTCCCTGAAAACCACATGTCCCAGAAGACTTCATTGATTATTTCCCAGTTGAAAGTGCCCGCTTCAATAGCAGAGCCTTGCCATTCGTTGGCGTATTTTTTGCCTGCGTTGATTTTCTGCAGGACCCATTTGTCGGCTTGGATCTCAAACTCTCGGATTGCCCAATTGCCTAGGTTATCTTGCAGAATGAGTGTGGCTTGTCCGTTGAATGAGCTTTCCCGGCGGATTTGAAATTGTATGGTTGGATATTTGTTGAGGTTTGGTTGCCATCCTGAGGGAATGATTAGGCGCAAGCGAGCGTAATAGTCAGGTGTGCCTGTGGTGTGTTTTATCGAGTATGAGCCTACAGCCTTGGTTGAGCCGTCGAGAGAAACGCTGCCGGTGCCTGTGCCACTTTGCCAGTCATTGATTGAGTCGTTGTTGATGTCGAGGCTTTCGGTCCAAGAGTCGCCGTTGCTGGGATACTTCTTCTCAGCTGCACCATAAACAAAAATCTTGTCTCGCTTGCGAAAGATGCTCTTCCGATACTCGCTGACTTCAAGACGTTCTGATAGGCTGACAGTTGATGTTTTGCTGTTGCTTGGGAAGAACTCGAATTTGCCGTCTGGAGCCACTCTGAAGTCGAATCCGATAACTCCAGTCTTGTCGGCGCTTTTCGCTATGAATTTCAAGATGTCAAAAACAGGCGTGTTCTCATACTCAAGCTTGGTATAAGTCGTGTCAGTGTTCTCTACGAGTTCAGTTGAATCCCGAACATGGCTTAAGCCCACGTAATAGTCGAGCAGGTCTTTGACGATGGCTTCACCCTTCTGGTTCTCGTATGTTTTGGTGACAACTCGGCGAAAGAGTCGTTCACCCCAGCAACGTCCCAAGACACGCAGGAAGTTTTCACCGTGAGGATTTGAGAGAGCCTTGATTTCCTCGACTGTAACTGTTGCAACTAGTGGACAGTTGGCTCCTCGGCCTATGCTTAGGCTTCCGTCATCGCCCACGTTGACGGGATAGCTTCCTCCAGGGTTGTACTTCTTGTCAAAGTTTTGAAGCAGACACTCAAAGCTGGAGACTTCATCCGTGCAGCCTAAATGCGCTCTTAACTCTACGACATCATTCTGAGGAGGCGCAACAGAGCCGAAAACGATGGCGCATACTGGCAGGGCTACGCTCAATATTCAACTCCTCGCCGGTAGTATTCTTCTTCGCCAGCTCGCCTGATTGATCGACTGGGCGCCTTCGCCAGTTCATCGTTGTACTCAGCCTGAGCAGATGCCGCATCTCTGGTAGTTGAGGCTAACCAAGCCATATACGCAGCAGTAGCAATGACCAAGCCGACGCCTAGAGTGAGCAAAGCTATCTTCATGGCAAGAGCAGCGTTCAAAACCCAAGTCGCAGCAGCCGCAATATACGATGAGGCAGTATGCGCTATCTGAGCCAAACTTGCAGTTCCCAAAGCAGCCTTGAGAGAAACGAAAAGGTGAATCGCCGTCATTATTCCCGTGAGCATGCGCCCAGTCTGAGAGTCCAAGGCACCAAAAGCGTAGGCTAGATGGATTGCGTCCATGGCGATGGTCCGAAAGGCGTAACTTGCACGGTTTTCAGCTCTGATTGCCACAGATATCTCGTGAAAGCTCAACTTGTGCTCGCCTCCCTTATGGCGTCGTCAATTGCGCGGTTGACATGTTGCACCAGACCAAGCATGCCCAATTCTAGAGCGCGACTGAGAAAGCGTCTAGCCTGCATGAAGCGAGTTCCAAATTCAACGAAGGCAGCGTAAGATGCTCTGGCGCCAAGTTTGAACGCCCACTCCCGAAGACGCTCAGCGAAGATGGTGCTGGCTAAATAGCCAGTTCTTTTGGGCGCCAAATTCTGAGCTCTCGTCTGCATGGCTGAAACTTCAAAATCCAGAGCCTCATCGACACGCCCACGCATGCTCAGGTCTAGACGATCGAGTTTACGTTGCAGCTCAGGAATGCCGTACACGTCGACTTGCATTTCAACGGACACGATGATGCGCCTCCCGCTTTGCCTTACCAATTTCCTCCTCGGTTTGACGATCTACCTCACTCAAAATCACGACGAAAGTCTCGATGTCTTTTGCTGATTCTCTTCGGATCTCGCTGGGTAGCTTGCCGAGTTCTTTGCAGAGTCGGAATTCAATGAGGCGGGGATGGGGCTTTTGCCTTCGGATTGCTCGGATAAAAAACGCTGCTCCTCAGGCGTAATGCCACAGAGTTTATTGGCAATCCTAGAGAACAATTCTCCTAATTCAATTGGAATGCCTTGGTCTTCACCAAGCAACTTCTCAAGGCTTATCGGCTTCGAAGCCGGCTGCTCACGGAGACTAGCATAGATTGTCTCAGCTTGGATGGCCACAAAGTCCGTGCTTACGACTTGTCCGGTGATGTGATGGTACTTCGTGTGCTTCTGAATGATGCGGCTTCGCTTAGCCCATGTTATCTCTTGGAAAACGTAGCGTCCAGCGTACTGTTCTCCGTAGCGGTTGTCTAGCTCAATTTCTTCCTTTCGCATTTTGAATTATCTCCATTGTTGCGATTCGATTTCTTATGGCCGTGTTGATGTCTTCCAGCACGATGTCCTGCATCCACTTTGGCAGCTTCAGAACCCTTTCTCCCAATTCATCCCACATGCACATCCATTTCCTCCGCAAGGCGGCGTCCCGACCGAAGCCTTCCAAAGTCTTGACTTCAACACTCATCTTAACCCACTCCTACAATCACGATGTCAAAACTGAAGCTCTCAATTCCCGAAACTGTCTGGGCAACCTGAAGCGTCAAAGTCACGGGAACCGAGCCGTCCACGCCTATTTGAGTTCCACTGTAGTCCCATGACAATGTCATGAAGGCGCTGGCGTTCAGCGGGTTCCAGTTTTCTGTGCGAATCGTCAAAGTCAATGGTACGTTGCTTTCATTGACGATGTAGGCTGAGAAGTTCTTGCTTTCACCGGGCTCTATTATGCCCCAATCAATCTCTGTGACGGACACGGTGAAGTTGATGTCCTTGTAAATGCCCACGCCGACAACCTTGACTTTGGCAACATTGTGAACGCGCTGACTCCACTCCATAACGGCAAACGTTGAGACTGAGCCAAGAAGGAAAGCCACAGCCAAAGCAATTACGAGAATAGCTTTGTTCACCCTTGGTCACCTTCTAGCTTATGACAACGTCTCGAGCAACAAAGGGCGCCTTCAAATAGACCAGTTCTTCAATTTTGGTGGGTGAGCCAACTTTCTCCCACTTGCAGTACTTGAACAGGGCGCTGTTGGTTCCGCCTAAGCCAAACTTGAGGCTGAACTCGCTGTCGTTGACTACATCATCGTATTCCTGTTTGCTCTCAAACTCAAAAGTCACTTCGCCAGTTAGGACCCTGTGGCGCTCCTGAAGATACTTAAGGAGATAGCCGCTCGTGCTTCTGATCACGGGCACTCTCTTGAGGTTGTTTTCTATGGTGAACTTCCAGTCCGTGACTCTTTCAACAGCCGCTAGGCCTGAGCCGTCTCCGGCTCCACGTTGAATGTAGCTGTCGCTGAAAGGCACTGCACCAGTGTAGTCTGCGTATGTGGCTCCGCTGATTTTGGTGGTTCCAACAGCCAGGTCTTGACCAATCAAGTCAGCTGTGACTTTAACGACGTCTTCGATGGAACACTCAACCGTTACCTTGTCCATTCGGCAGCCTTTGTGAAGCAAATCGATGATGCCGCTTGCCTTCTCGTAGAAAACCTCAATGCTCGCTGAGTAGAGAGTCGTTATGTACTGCAAGAAATTGATGGGCGCATCACTTGGAAGGACGTAGGCAACCTTCAGGTCAACGTGTCTTAAGCCTCGACGCAGAACTCGAAGGTCTCTGGAGCCGATGCCTCTAACCTTGATTAATCCCGGGTCCAAAGCAGGTTCAACGTTTTCAGCCGTC